GTTGTTGTTCTACCACTTTTTGTTCTAGTTGAGATAGGCCATTCTCACATTCAACAACTTTTACATTAAGGCTGGCAAGTTCTTCATCTTTAAATGTAACATCAATAGTCTGTTTACATGTTGGACAATTATTATGCGTTTCAAAGAATCCAATGTCTTTTTTAAACTTGGACAAATTACTTTCAATTTGTGATTCAAGTTTTGTAATCTTTTTCAACTTACTTTCAACTTCAAGTTTGTTTGCAACAACTAACTGCAATTCAGTTGTTTCAGCAGTTAGAGTTGTGACATTGGCAAGCATCGTGACAATAGTTTGATTGTGTGTGTCAATCTCATTCTCATATTCAACTACTTTGTCCTGATTGTTCTGCTTCATTTCGTCAATATGCTTTTTCTGCATATCATACTTTTGTTGTGCAAGTTCTATTTCATGTTTCTTGTTTGCACTCACTTCTTTATTTGTAGACAATCGTTCTTTTACCAAAGAATTCATGGTAGAAAAGATTTGAATATCTAGCAAGTCTTCAATAATTGCTCGGCGATCTGATGCTGACAATTGCATGAATGGTGTGAATGAAGCTGAGCCAAGAATCACAATTTGTGTGAAAGACTTGTAATTTAGTTTCAATACAAACTTTTCTAAGAATTCTTGGTAGTCTTTAGATGCGGCATCTTGATTAAGTAGATTGCCATCGCAGTATATTTCAAAGATGTTTGGTTTAATACCACGAACAACTTTGTATGACTTATTGTTCGTATTGAATTCAACTTCAACCAAACAATCTTTTTGATTGATACTGTTCAACAGTTGTGGTTTGTTGATTGCTCGAAAAGCCTTACCGAATAAACCAAAACACAATGCGTCCAACAAAGTCGATTTGCCAGACCCATTTTCACCAACAATCAAAGTATTGGTATTTGTTTGTAGATTTATTTCAGTAAAATAGTTACCAGTGGAAAGTAGATTTTTCCACCTCACTTTTTTGAACAATAGCATTAATCAGCAACTTCCGTGTTTAGAGCCTCAACATAGAGTTCTCGCATCATTTTTTTCAACTTATCATTTTCAACATCAAGCGTAAGTGCGTCAATATACTTAGACAAGATGGTCATAGTGTCTTCAGCTTGGTCAATGATATCATCATCAATTGTAGTGTCGGTAAAATCTTCGACAATTGAAATATCAGAACAACCAGATTTGTACAAGTTATCAATCACATGGTCAAACAAATATGGATTCTGTTTGTTGACCACAACCACTTTAACATAAGTTTCTTTCAAAGAATTGAAATCATATTTCTTCCAATGTTCAAAGTCCGTTTCACTATCATTGTAAAAAACTTTGTTGAACATTGTAATTGGATTTTTTACGAATTCAAGTTCTCTAGTTTCGGTATCAAAAATATGAAACCCTTTTGGATCAGAATAGTCTGCCCATGTCATTTCATAAGGCGTACCAACATAAGTGATATTGCCGTCAGAAGACTTATGGTGAAAATGGCCAGACAAAACTACATCATAACGCTTTAATTCTTTTTTGTCAATACCAACTTCACATACATTGCCACGATCCATTTCGAAACCAGAAATTTCAAAATGCCCAAAACAAACTTCAGACCTTGATGTTTTTATCTTATCGAAAATTTCTTTTTCGTTTTCGTCACAAATCCAAGGCACAATATCAATATCAAGTCCATCAATATTGATTGTGGCAAAATTTTGATACACTTTCACATTGTCATAGTCTTTAATCACCAAAGACGGTGAATTCACATCAAGTGTGTTCTTGAAGGCAACATCGTGATTGCCAATCAATGTATGAACTGTAATATTATCTTCTTTACAGATATCAAAGAAGTATCTGCGTGACAGATAAAGCGAATTAAAGTTGATAAACTTTCGCCGGTCAAACAAGTCTCCCATCTGAACGATGGTATCAATCTTGTTTTCTTTCAAATACGGAAAGAAAATTTCGTTGTAGAATCTTTTGAAATACTTATGAAAATCTAATGAATCGCCACGAGCACCAAAATGTGTGTCACCCAAAATACATATTTTCATAGTTGTTTTTTCAACGATTCAATCTCATCTTTCAGTTTAAGTTTTTTCTTTTTCAAATCAATAATCATTGATTGATTTCCGTGTGTACTTTCAACACGAATAATTTCTTTGTCCATCAAATCATGTCTTTCTTGTAAGACACGGATTCTGTCTTGAATTTCTTCAGTGTTCGTCATCGATTTCTGCTCCTAGGTCTTTAAGTGCTTTAAGTTGACTGTTTTTCTTTTTGTTCTTTTTATTTTCTTCAAATGTTTGAATAAACTCGGAAATGTTATCGTAAAGTTGGAACTGCCTCATGTTGCCATCAGAGTCTTCAAACATTTCAAATTCATCCAAAATACCAAACTGTTCTGTTGCCTTGTATTTAACATACAACTGCTTTTTCTCTTTCATAATTCTACGGAGAAAAGCATAGTAAATAATCTGTGTGAAATAGGCAAAAGGATTCTTTGACTTGACTGGATCAAAGTTTCTAAAGTACATCAAACAATTTTCAATGCCGTCAGATATCATTTCATCTCGGAAAGAGTATGAAACGAAATTAGGCTTGCGAGACAGATGGTCGGCGATCTTTAAGAAACACTCGCCTATGTAATTTGGAATAGGAGGATCCGGTTTCTTCTCAAGTGCCGCTTTGTCGCAAGCTTCTTTGTATTCGATTAACGCCTTCAAAAAGTCGGCGTTGTTGATGTAGTGGTTTGTTTTCTTTGTCATAGTTTTCACATTCTATAAGTTTATCGGTTATATGTCAATGGTTTGTAACACATTTGCCTAAGAGCTCTTGTTTTTGGGCCTTGACAAGTGTTACATTGGCGGTGTTCCGTTTGATGATAATTCTTTGGTAACTCTTCCTAGTAATGTCTGTACTCTAGTACGATATTCAAACCCTAATGTAGATGCCTTCTCACCGCTTTCGTAAGGAGGTTTTCTACCTTGTGAGTAATACTGATCTGCCGTTATATCAATTAAATTATCATCTTTATCTACCACCCACCAGTGCCAGATACCTTCATCATCAAGAGCTCTTCTTAGTTTGATGTTTTTACTGCCGAATACTTTTTGCAAACAAGCAGAAGCGGTATGACAATGCCCAAACATTGGATTGGTACTGTTTCTTTCCACCCATTTTTTAGGCAGTAAATCTGGTGTCAAGTTATTTTTAATAATATTAATCACCAGTTTTAAATTTTGATCGTTATATTCCATCAATGTAGTTTATTCTTCTTAGATTCTCTGAGAGCATTTAACATTTCTTGCATTGTGTCTTCATCAACATCATTGTCATCTTCGGTTTCTATTTTTTCTTCTTCGTGTATTTTAGCTTCTATTTCTTCAATCGTGTTGTTGTAGTGTTCTACCAAATTCTTTTTTGGTTCTACAACAGTAATAATGTCTTCATAATTAATTGTTGCATAGTTATCTTCAATAATTTCTAAAGGCAACCAAGGCATCATAAACAACATTGATTGACCAACTGCCGTAGTTCTTTTAAGATGTATCTTCATTGGATTTTCCACACCAACACAACCGTGTTCATCATCCATTAAACAAGCGCCGATAATATCTTCACCTGTGTTGAGTCTCAAAATTTTTACCGAGACTTCTTGAATTTGTTCTTCTGTCATAGTTTTAACTCTATGTTGTAAAATTTGTAGTTGAATTTTTCTTCATCATATATCTTAACACGTTCAAGGAAATGTTTCAATGTGTAGTTGGCAAATTTGCCTACTCTGAAGTCATCAACGATATCAAATAGGGTTGCTTCTTGTTTGTTATCTCCTATTCTGAGGCCTCGACCAATCGATTGTAAATTTCTAACCCTCGACTTTGATGGTGAGGCAAAAACGATGTTGTGAAGGTTGCGTATGTTAACGCCTGTACTGTAAACACCATAAGATGCTACAATGATGGCGTTTGTTTCTTTTTCGGTAATAGCACGAACAGATTCACGAACTTCAACATCAGTACCGCCAAAAACAAAAAACACATGTCGATTTTTGGCGTTTTCTTTTATCAATTCATAGAGTTTTTTACCGTGTTTCTCTACAAGTTGGAACAAAATCAAAGTGTTCCCGTCTAGTGATAAAACCAGATTTTTGATAAACTCATTGCGCTTTGTGTTAGTCACAATGTAGTCTAACTCTGTTTGATAGTCCCATTTTTTACTTTCTTTACAAACAGTTTCGGGATATTTCAGTATCAAACATTTGATTTTAAAATCGGCGAGTTGCTTTTTTTCAATCAAATCGGATGTTGAGGTTGACTGATAAACTGGCCCAAATAAACCTTCTAATACAAGTCGGTGTGTTTGAGTACCATCTAAAGTTCCTGTACATCCTATTCTGTATTTAGAATTAATACAACCAGTCATTATTGTAGTGAGTGACTTGGCTTTAAACGAATGCGCCTCATCTCCAATTACAAAATCAAATTGTTCGAAATATTCTTTTGGTTGTGTGTAGATAGACTGCCAAGTTGAAATAAACAAAAACTTTTTAGCCTGTTTGTCTTTACCACCATGAATCGCATGACAGTTCTCAAGTGAATCATAACCATAAGATTCGAAGTCTTTATACATCTGCGCTACAAGAGAGATGTTAGGTACAATTAGAAGACCACGCTTCAGACCAATTTCTTGAAAGTAACGAACAATCAAATAAATTATGAGAGATTTACCTGATGCTGTTGGCGATAACAACAACATGCGGCGATTTCGTATAGCATGTATGAATGATTTGATTTGATAGTCACGAGGTTCAAAAGGCAACTTTAATGAATTTATAAACTCTGTTGCCTCCTTTAAAGATAACTCATCAGAAACATTCAAATTGTCCTGAATGTCTAATTCGTAACTTCTTTCTTTCGCAAATTTTTCAATGTATGGTATTAGACCACGATATATGGTAAACGAACGAAGGTCCGCTAAACGAATTTTACCATCCCAAATTCTAGACTTATACTGTGGAGTAAACTGATAACCCGGCACAAAAAAAGTAAAATAATCCGACAACTCTTGAGCTATAGATTTTTCACATTCAAATTTAATAAACGATTCATTTAAACTTTTGAGTGATATCATATACAAAAATTACTCTACAAACATATTAAAAGAAACAACTAATCTATCTTGTTCTGAATTATTTGGTGTGGTATAATGATTTATAACTGAAGGAAAAAATATGATGGTTCCTTCTTTTACATCTGTTGGTTTATAAAACATAGTTGTGTTATATACTAAATTATTAAAAGGCGAAACAAAAATTATTGGTTCGTGTTCTTGTTCGCAATAACTGATATAACATACAGCACTATAATGGTAATTGCTATGATTGTGTATTGTATGATGTTGATTTTTTTTAGCTTTTTCGAACCAAGAATTTCCAATGTGTAATTTTTGAAAATTAAAACTATTTTTAAATTGTTCTAGTTCATTTTCAAAAATATTTTTTACATCTATTTGTTTTCTTTTTTGATTGTGAAAGTCAGTATACAAATTTCCATCTTTTTTAATAAAACTTTCGTTATCTATTAACAAATCTAACAATATTTTTTTTTTGTTTATCCAATCATCACATTCTATTTGTAATAGTGGAACAAAAAAAATTTTATTCAACATATTATACTCCTTGTATAAACTTTTCCCAATCAATAAAAGACCTTAACTGATATGTGCGTGAATTAAGTTCTTTCAAAATAGAATTACAAACTTCAACAATTTCTTCATGCATTATTTTCTGTGCAGATAAACGATTTAAATCTTCATCTGCATCAAAGTATGTATTAATGTCCGACTTTAGCACAAATGGAAATGGTTCCCATCCATGCTTGTTCAATTGGTCATCATCTAGTTTACCTGTGTAATATTCCCATTTGATTTTCTTCATTCGGTTATATTTGAACTCAGCCTCACGAATCAATAGACGATGATTCGAAAGTATGTTAAGATACTTACTATGAAGTTTGGGAATATCAAGTAGTGCTTTGCCAGGTTCTGTGCGATCAATGTCAGAATCTTTCGCCCACATGGCCAACAAATCATCAAGTTTACTCATTAAAAAGCCTCCTATAAAGAGAGGGTATCACAGTTTCAATTAAAAATCAAGCAGGTACAACTAAATCGTATAAAGAATACCTGAATGTGGCATCAGCGGTGATGATGCTGTCTGGTGAATCAGTTGAAGACATTACAAACGAACTGATAGAGATGGGGAAAACATCATAAAATTTAAATTCTAATATTGGATTATTTGCCGAAGATAGAAGAGTTAATGTGGCATCCGAATATTGTGGCAATCTCTGTGCGTATGGATTCAAATTCGAAAGTGTCTGATATTCTTCATACGAATATGGAAAAGTCATCGCACGAATCCAATCGTGTATTTCTCTCCATGATTCCAATTTTTCATCAACCATAAATGTAATATTCAAAACATCGTAAACTGGTTTTTCGCCAGGCAAATACAATTCAACAAATGGGTTTGGTTGAGGTATCTCTGTAGTTGAAATGCCTGGCACCGTTACTGTTTGGCAGAAATAACGAAGCGCAGGCGCTCTCGAAAAGTTCAACATGAACTTGTTCGGTTGCAAAAAGTTTGGATTAGATGGATTTCTTGATAGTGCTGTCATAGAATTATTTATCCATAAAAAAAGAGGGACATTTCTGTCCCTCTTTAAAGACCCTCTTAACGGGGTTTACATTAGATTTGCAATTTTAAATGCACGATAGTACACGTTTGCAAGGTTGGTTAGAGCACCAGCGCCTGCTGTAGTACCTTCTGCGAATGGGTTGGCAACTAGACCGTAACGAGTCTTGAAACCAATCTTTGGCTGGAAGGTGCCAGTGTCAACTGCACGAACCATCTGTAGAGGAACGTATGGGCAGTAGAAAATACCAGCGTCATAAGCGTTAGAACCCTTATAACCAACAACTGCGAACTCAGATGTGGAACCTGCTGGGAAGTATGGGTCGATGTAGACCTTGATACGACCAAACATTGTACCAGCAAATGTGTTGCCTGTATCGTCAACTGTTAGGTTAACTTGAGACTGAAGTGCTGAGTTGTAGTCAAGGATACCAGCCATTGCAAGAGCAGAAGCAACATCCGACGAGCAAAGAAGAATGTTACCCTTGCCACGACGAGTTTGCTTGGCGATTGTATTCGCTTCACGCTCGATTTGGAAAGCAAGACCCTTAACTTTTTCAACCATCCAGCGACCGTTAGAGTCGGTGTCAAGGTTGAATGTACCAGCTGTTGTTGTACCGACTTGAGCACCTGTTTTAGCAACAGAGTAAACTGTACGGATAACTTCACGGTTGATTTCAGCAAGAATTTCAGAAGAAAGAATGTTGCTCAATTCTGTTTCTGCGTCAAGACCATGAACTGCCTTCAAGTCTTGTGCGAGTTCGATTGAGTATTCTGCCTTAAGAGCACGAGTCTTAGCGGTTACAGTAACCTTCTCGATGGAGAATGCCATCTCTTGGAAAGTGTTAGCAGCCTGACCATCACCAAGTGCTTCAGCACGAGCGGTAGACATAGCAGCAACGCCTGCACCGTTAGCAACGAATGTGTTAGCAGTTGCAGAACCAACAGCAAGAGTTGTTTGAGCGGTACCAAGACCAGAGAAACCTGTGTTGGCTTCGTCATAGAAAGCTTCTGTACCACTTGTTTGGTTGCTATAGCGTGAACGCATAGCGAAGATAAGACCTGTTGGGCCTGTCATTGGCTGAACACCGCAAATGTCATAAGCGATGAGGTTAGGCAACGAACGGCGAACCAACGAGATGAGGATTGGGTCGAAACCAGCAACTGGAGCAGCTGCAGAACCACCGAAACCGGCAGCACCGCCAGAACCTAAACCAGCAGAAGCTGACATTGTAGGTACTGCTTCGTTAAGCATACCAGCAGCCTTTTGCATTTCTTGAGCTTGATTCTCAAGAACAACGGCTGTAACGGCCTTACGATATGGATCCTTAATTGGAGCAAGGTCTGGGTGGTCTAGAACGCCAGCCCATTTTTGTTGTAGATGTTCGGAAAGATACATTAGAAAATCTCCTTAATTATTGTAATTTAGTTTTGGAAATAGCTTGTGAGACTGCGGCGACAAATGGGTCTGTAATAACAGATTTCTTTTCATCGGCGTCTTCTACTTGTTCATGCAGTTGTGCAGCATCGGCCTTTTTAACGCCAGATGGGAAGTAGTTCTCACGAATTGTTTCAAGTTTTTCTTTGTATTCTTCCTCTGTGGAAAAGTCTACACTCTCTGCGAGCGACTTGATTTTTTCAACTTGAGTTGCGGTGAGACCCTCGCAAACAGCACGGGTAACTTCTTGTTTGCGTGACTCAACTAATGATTTCTTTAGTTCAACGCCACGCTCGATTTCTTCGTTGAGTTTGCCTTCAAGTTCTTCGACTTTACCAGCAAGTTCGTCAACGAGGTCGACCTTTTCGTTAGGAACATCGATATAATGTTCTGCGAATAGGTTACGAAGACCTGCAATGAATTCTTCGGTGAGTTCAGCACGAAGACCAGATTCGATTGCAATTTCGTTTTGTTCGATCCATTGTTCAACGACATATGAAAGATAGTCGTCAACTTTTTGTGTTAGATCATTCTTAATGTCTTCTACAGCTTCTTCAAGCATAGAGGCATACTGTGTCTCAAGTTCTTCTTGAATTTGAGAGACACGATCCATTACCCGAGCTTCAAAGATTGTAGCTGCTTTAGATTTGAAGTCTTCAGAGATAGTAGTATCGTCACCAAAAAGTGCGTCTACATCTTCTTTCATCTTCTTTTTCATCATGTCCATGTGCGATTTTTCATCTAAAATTTCTTCAGATGTTT